TGTAAAGACTCCTTCAACATTGAGACAAAAACCTTCTCACCAAGAACTTGCTTGTAGGCACTCTTAATTTTCTTCTCAGCTTGAACACTCTCAGTAAGACCAGGGAAAGCTCCCTTGACTGAAGGATCTGCAACCAAGTCGTATGTTCTCATGTCCAGATCATCATTGACCTTACTTGCGCCCTCGTTCTCGTCACAGGGGCTGAGAGAGCCCAGGGCTCTGCTGGAGATCCCCAATTGCACTCCATCCTTCAGGAGGCACTCCGCTACTTTGCCAGCAGGAGTTGACAATAATTCCATCTCTCCAATGAGGTTATTGCCTTCCCAAGATAATTTAGTAATCCTATGAGAAGCATTTTGCAACTTAACTACGTCATAAGTAGGATGGTCAAGTTCGCCAACTAATCTGTTCTCATCAATTAAACCTTGTAGTTTATTAGTTTCTCTCTCAAGAAGTTCTTTAGAGTAAATTCTCTTGTTTTTGTTGAGTTGGTTAGCTTCTTGGAATTTACCGCGAAGACAGGTTTTAGAGTTACCACCTCTACCTTCTGAGATGACAGTTAATTTAAATACTGGATTGAATTCTTGTAATAACATTATTTTCCTCTATACCCACTCTTGTAGTGTCTTTTGTTTATGAGAGTTTTATCAGTTTTCTTGCCGTGCTTAACCATGGTTCTAGCGGCATAGTTTTTAACATCTTTAAATGAAGCTCCTGGAGTAGCACTGCCTGGGGTAAACCCTTTTGCAGTTCTCCCACCAACTCTTTGATCCTTGTCCTTGCCCCAACCTTTATCAGTAATAACATAAAGGCGATCAGCATTCTTTGTAGAGAATATTTGACCAGGGTAGCCTTTCTTGAGAGCTTTTACTATACTAGGATAAATTTTGACTCTAGACTTTTCAGAAGTAGTTTTGCCTTTTTTGTCACCTTTCATTTTAGATCTGCCCTTCTCTGATCCTCTACCACTCTCAGACCTAGATTCAGTAATCGCTTCAATAATATCCATTAGTTTTCCAGATACTCCTTTAGGGCATCAGCAATTATTGAATTTTCAGAAGTAACTGCTTTCTTCTTTTTCTTCTTCTTGGATACTTTCTTTTTGCTATATCCATAAGAACTTTTTTTCATTGGATCTGAAGTTGGTCCAGATAAGTTAGTACCAATCATTCCAACTGTGGTCATTTCAATGAGAAGATGTTGAGCCTCTACAACTGCTTCTTGCAACTTCTTTACAACAGACGAGAATTTGTCCATTGGAATCTTTGAAGCGGTTGGAGTCTCTTCTACTTTTTTAGTCTCAACTATGGGCTCTTTTTTAGTTTCTAAAGGAGCTTCATAATTAATAGCCTTCTTACCAGTCCACATCTCCATCAAGGTATCTGGCACCTCGACATTGGATATGTCGGGAACTGGGGCACCTTTGGAGGTTGGTTGATTTGCAGTATCCCTGGTAAGATCTGGTGGTGCCTCTTTGCCTTCGATAACACGATCAGCTTGCTCCGTGAGCATGTCCTCTACGAAGTCTGCGATACAAATATCTGGTAATTCGTTGTTAGCCATTATTTCTTCTTAGGTTTAGGTGCCTTCTTCTTGTTCGCAGCAATTCTAGCATTTATTGCGTTTCGCTCTGGGGAGTTATCTGGTTTCTTGACCTTCTTCTGCCCCTGTTCTATTTGCTCAGGAGTCACCTCTGAATAATCTCCCCACCTCTTACTTATCTCACTAAGCTTAGCATTAGAATTATCTAAAAGCTCAGGATCAATTGAGGGGACTGGTTGGTTTGCGCCGTGATATCCTTTTGATTCTTTCATATTATTTCCTATTCACATGAGACATACAGTCCACGAATTTACTTCCCTGGTCACGTAGGACCACTTTTTAGCTTAACTAAAATCTTAGAAGACTTCTTCTTGTTAGCCTTCTTCTCGGAAAGTAAGCTATCGTGGATTCTAGTCTTTGTCTTCTTCGGTGTCGGTGTCTTCATCTTCAACGTCCTCTGAGATAGCATCTTCGTTAAGCTCATCAATGACATCACAGATTCTGTTGACAGACTCCATAATTTGCTCATCGCTAAGAGCTTCCTCTAAAGTACTCTCGCACATAGGACATGAGAAGCACTCCTCAGTCTCGGAATCCTCGGAAATAACTTCCTGATCTTCGTTGCCAAACATGTTAGCCTCGTCAACCTTTTCTGCACCCTCGACAGCACCATCCTCAACGATGATCTTCTTACCAATTTGATGCCACGCGGCGTTTTCCAGTAACTCCTGGACCAGTGCATCTTCTACGCTAATATGATTCATAATAATTATTACTCCAGTTTGGTATATCTTATACCTATCAGATATTTAGACATAAAGTCCATTTAAATGATGATAAAATTAAATTCCGATTCATTATTCTTGTATTGGAGGGTCTACCGAAGAGTCATACCCCCTATCATAGTTTGTAATGTAAATTGGATCATCTATTGATGCATCTTTATCAGTCCCTAGACCAGTGATTATTAATGGCGATCTACTTAGTACTTTTGTAATCTTAACACCACGACCACCTGCGATGAGCCATTCAGTGAATCCAGCACTTACTGAAACATTTTGAATATTATAAAATTCAGTAGCATCAAACCTTTTCCAAATATCAAACCAAGTTATCTTACCTGTAGGTATCTCATACTTACTAACTAGAGTATCTACTTTCCTGACGAGAGTTGCTACACCAGACCTAGTTCTCGTAGGCATTGTTGATGACTCAGAACCATCAGAGTAGTAAGTATTTTGGAACTTAGCAGAGCTAGTTTCATATCTAAAACCAGCACTATTAGTGTCTATAGGCTCCATCAATCCAATCCTATAAGTCCCGTCCTCTACTCCTGTAAAATATTTTTCTAATACAGTATCGAGAGTACCATCTTCTGTCATGTCTATGTCGGGTATAAAATAAATATTTCTAGTTATTGAACCTTCCCATGATTCTAACTCGGATTCACCAGCCAGAGGGTTATGTTTACTTCCCTTTCCTGGATTTAAAATAACGGCAAATGGAGGTCTCCTGAGTATAACTTTATCTTCCCTAGGACCACCTTTTTTAACCATAAAATCGTTAAAGGAAATATCCTTTGATGTCATGTCTATTGAAGATGTTCCACTAGCATATACTAAAAATGGATCATTGTAATCAACGTTAAGAACTCTTACATTGTACCCATTAGATCTGGCGTGGTCATTAATAGTATCGACACTAGTAACCATGGTATATGTCCCAGTTGTATCAGTAACTATGGGATTAACATTAGGCCTTTCCCCGACTGTTGACAAATCTAATATAAAATACATTGGAGACAATTCTGATGTAAGATCATAATCATCTCCAAATTCAGAATTAACGTAGGAGGCTGATGCGGTAAATTTAATACTATCATCTTCCTCTACTATATTAAGGGAATTAGCTCTGACCTCTGGGGGAACGTTTAGTGCTATAGATAAGTTACTAGAAGCGTCCACAGCAACAGCGGAAGATACGTCAGAATTATCACATATGGATGCTGACAAGTAATACCCACCACCTTCTGCTAACTCTATAAGGGAAGATACCTGCTCATTAGCATTATTACTATTTTTAAGCCTAACAACTTGTAAACCTTCGTTATACAAATCAGCACCACTAGTTGCACCATCACAACCTAGAACAGGCATACCAACTCCAAGATCCTCGTTTAAATACTTAAGCTTTCTGAGATACGGTCTAAATCCATCAGGAGCTTCTTCTGGATCTGCTGAATTAGCATCACTAGCAACTAACCCCAACGCAGCTTGAGTTTTAACTTTAGAGTCTGCGTTGGTACCTTCATATTGTACCTTGTAGTGAGAAGAATGCTCATCTGCTAATTCTATGTAATACCCAGGATCAAACTCATCTATCCTGTTTGAAAATAGTAGGTATTTTATAACCTCTAACATGTCTTCCAAGGATATTGGGATACCCCCAACATACTTTATAGATGCTAATGAATTTAATAATATAGGATCAATGCTATTAGCTATATCTTTTATAGTTAGATTTGCATACGCTGATTCATCCCAAGATGAGCTAGGACTTAGGCTGTAGAGACACCAGTAAATATGAGGAGATACTTCATCTTTAAATATATCTAAATATTTATTATTTGATTCTAAAGGAAGACTTTCTAAGAATGGATTTGGAGTTAGAGATAAGTTAAATTTAGGATCATATATGGAATTTCCCCTCTCAGCATTAGGGTCATTTTCTAAAGACTTAAGCATTTCTTCATATAGATCAACCTTCTCTGTTTCTTTTACTAATCTATTTCCAACACCACCAAATTTTCTAGATTCTTCGGTTAACTCAGAGATATTCCTAAAATCATTACGAACCTCCATATTAGGGCCAACATCTGTCTTTAGACAAGTTGGCTTCACATCAACACACTTTATTTTACAGACAGATAAAGGAATACATCCAGTATGAGTTTTGTCACATGGAATACACTTTCTACGGTATCCCTCTACTACAGTCTGCTCATTTTCAGAGCATCGTATAGGCTCATTTACTAAAGCATGACAAAAGGATAAAGGGTCAGATGGCCCACCCCCCGCAGGAGGGGCTGGAGGGGCTGGAGTTGGCGGTATCGGTGGAGGCGCTATAGGACCTCCAGGAACAGTAAGAGGGCCACACTCTGGTTCTTTATCTACACACTCTTTTTCACATTTCGACTTTTTACTATAGTTGCATTTCCTTTTATTTTTAGGTAACAATAAATCATCTTGCATCTCTTTTAGAGTACACATATGACATTTTCGTATGATTCCTTTTTTTATAGTTATATATTCTGGGCCACAGTAAATGACCTCTTCTTCTTCACATTTCCACCAAGGATCAGCGGGTTGGGGATTCCCTGGGGTAGGAGGTCCATTCCCACCCGAGTCCTGTATAGGCCCTGATGGTCCACCCTTTTTGGTTTTAGTTATCCACTTAGGGCCTCCAGTTCTAGGCCCCCTTCCACCACCCGTACCTCCACTTATAAAAGGTTTCTTTCCTGGACGGTATTCACCACAATTAAAGGTATCTCCAGACATTGCATCCTAGTAAAGCCTTATGGCAGTCTGCTCTGGAACGCCAGAATGATGTCCTGCGAACCCCTTTGGTATCCCAGTTACAGTGAATGACACTGTCGGATATAAAGCAACGCCAGCCTGAGTCGCTCCTCTAAAAGCAACGGATTGCCCAGATCCAATCCAACGAGTTCCTTGGTTTATAACAGCAAATCCAGCATACTGATCTCCTCTATCTCTATTATTTCTAGGAACAGTCCATTGATCGGAACTAAGATTCCCACTATTATAAGTCGAAGACCCACTAAGCTGAATATGCTGCTCTTCATTGTGGGTATCCTTCCTGTGTATAAAATCATTAGCTACCCATGCAACATAGAGCATAAAAAACTTATCATGTTTCTCTATCCAAACACCGTTCACGCCAGCGGCCATATTCTTCCACCCTGTAGGTCTACAAGACAGTGGAACACAATTCCATAACTCAACGTCAACATTGTAGTCACCCATCCAAGGCACAGAACCCTTGTTTAACCAAATCTTCTTTGAAACATAGTGAATACATGTAGGATAGGATCCAAGAGTATTATCAACACCAAAATGAGATGCTCTACCAGTTAAGCTCTGACTAGTAAATGATCCAAACGTAGTATCCATTGCCCCCGCACCAGTAGACACATGGGTATTTATCCAATCACATGGGAAAGACCCTGGACTAGCTATAGTAGGGTCATTTGCAGCCCAATCAGCTACGTCCCATTGTGGGAAAGAGGGTAACTCAGTGTCCGATGGTAAACTAGACTCCGAAATTAAGTGGGCTTGCAATTCAGCATCTGTGGTTCCATACTTACCTATCGTTCTATAAGCATCTATGAGGGCTGATTCAACTCCAAATAAAGTACCACCAAAGACATAGCCAGTTGCAACTTGCCTAGGCCATTTTTCAGTTTCTCTGTTGGTTAGTCTCTTGTCTAATTCTTTAACTTCAAAATTGTGTTCATCCCTGATTCGACGCATCTCCTCGTCCAACTGCCCTTTACCTACGACTGGGTTTGCATTTGATAACTGCGGTACTGCGGCAGCGATACCAGCACGTTCATTGTAAGAAAGCTCAGTTGTTCTAAGGAAGGGTCTAATATCTACAATAGAAGTCTCTTCAAGAACATTAGTCCCAGCAAAATTTACAGAATCAGAGGATCTTGTAACAATATAGGCGATAGGTAAAATTGACTGACCTAAAAGCATGGGATTATCAGATTCAACTTGTTCGGCAAGAAGAGGTGAAATATTCATTAAATCATCGGGAGCAGGAAATGATCCATGTACCCCAGTCCCAATCTTCGTAAACCCAGCATCAGTCATTAGTTGATCAGAAGCATTGGGAACAATCATACTTTTCCCATCAGTATTCTGTAAGGGTATTTCTGTGTATTCTACAGAGGGATCCCTTGCTTCAAAATTGAGACCAATACCAGCGCCGTGAACTAATCCTAATTCTGCCTTAGTGATTTTAGTTGGAGTGTTAGTAGTATATTCCCCAATGTAAACGCAACTAGTGTCTACTGGCTTTGAGTAGACAAACAATAAATCAATTCTATTACTAACTCCTTCAATTAGTTGTTTTACCCCATCCTCATCTTCATAAAAATAATCTTCCTTATTAAAAGGTGGAATTTCTATAGAAAGCTCTTCTGGAACATCGACAACAGCAGTCCTAGCAACCCCTCTCCACCTTCTAATAAGGTGGCTCGACAATAAGGCATTGTTATAAAAACCATAAATAGATTCTGCTGGGAAATCCATTTCAAACTCAGTTTCCCCAATTACGCCATCGGCTATTTGGTGTCCATCGGTTAGGGGAAAAGCTCTTCTGTGTATCTTACTCGTAGGTCCCTCACCCATAGTAACACTAAGGTGTGGACCAGTAGAAGCAGTAACCCACTCACCGATATAATCCCAATCTAAAGTTGGATAATTAAAAACTCTCTCAGCTAAACCATTCATACCAAGATAGTTGTCTAAAGTTCTTGTTTTAACCTTAGCTATTACTGTCTGTAAATCAGAACTATTAAGTAGCTTCAATTTCCATCTATCCAAATGACCAAGCTCAGTCCCAGCGATTAACTCTACTACTTGGAATTGGTCATCTAGTCTATATGCATTATTTATCCTAGCGGTATAGCGGCCAGCCATAACCTTAACTACGTTATCTTCTCCATTTACGTATGGTTTTAATTCAGCTAAGTCCCTTCTCCCTACATTAGCAAAATTTCTTTCTTGTGGTCCAATCTGATCTTTAAGCCATAAAACATTTTCATGAATCTGCTTAAGAGGTATATTTTCAACCTCCCAATAATAAGGATCATTTGCTTTAAAATACCTAATTGGGTCAGTAAATCTATAGATACTGTCTTTAAATACGTTCTCTGCCATTAGTTTTCTTTACCTAAATCAAATTGACTAGACGATTTATATCCTCGCCCGTAGTGTTTATTACCATTTTCCGCAGAATCCCCTTCTTGGGTTGTATAGGGTTGATAAATGTGAACTTTCTTAGCTAATCCAGATTTACCAACAGATAAATGTTTAGCATTAGCAAATATATTAGCAGCAGACTCTTCCAGATATATAGTCGGATTAGCTTCCTTAAGCATATCTGAAGCATAGTAGAATCCGTTTGTTTGAAGAGTAGAATTAGATCCAGCAGCCAATCCTCCTGGGGTAGCTAAGTCTCTCCTAATAACATCATTCATTGGCATATCCCACTTAGTAAGCTCCCCATGTAACGCGCTAACAGCACCAGAAGCATACAAAGTACCAGAATATTGGTAACCCTGAGAGAATAATTGTTGTGGTAAGCCAAACTGATCACCATCTTGATTTGACATGTGATTCACAACTGGGTCTGGGGATAAGAACAGCCTGAATGGTCCTTGGTTCTGAGATGATCCTGGACCAAATGGGAAACTTAAAGCTCCTCCGCTAGGAGTCGGCAATATATTACCAGTAGGTCCAATTCCAAAATAATCCAGCACACTAAGAGAACTAGTATCTGGGGTTGCACTTGGGGCCGCGTATGAGGCTAACCCATTACCGATACCCCAAACCGAGCTTGGACCAAAGTATCCAATATCTGATGGATAAGATCCACTAACTGAAGTGTATGCAGCAAACAGTTTAGAGCTATCTGCAATATTCCATATGAATAATCTGTCACATAAATTAGCGGAAGATGAGTCATAATATGTGGAAGATGCGTTAGCCCACCCAGCAGGGAAGTGTACGTTATTAACATTAACCTCACTACCATGCAAAGCCCTGACGCAGACACCACCACCAGTAATGGTAGGTAGCCCTTCCGCTTCCGCTGAATCAGCATCCCATAATGATTTAACTGAATGAAGATATCTATAATAAGTTTCGGACCCTAGACCAGCTACTGTCTTTGCGGTGAAAGCAGCCAAGCCACCGAATCCACCCGTGGCTGTATTCGAATTAAGTTTACCAGTGGTTCCAGAAACCTCCTCAACACCATTGGAGACTGCCTCATAATCCCCATCATCATTTGGATTGGGGTAAAACTGCATAGACCCAGCACTAACATAGGTATTAATGTCGTAATATGGAGTTCCTGCTGTAGCAGTACTTAGACTAAAATCAGTGTTAGCTACAGCAACACTGCCATTGGTACCCCTATTCCACTGCTTTTGGAAATCACCCAAATGCTCCATGTTGATAATGGATCCATTATCAGCCACTAGACAAGCCCTGGTGCTATGCAGTTCAACCATTGTATGGTTAGCGCCATCTGCTAAGTTAAACGAACTAGTATCAACACCACCTTTCTGTTTTTCTCTAGGAGGATTAAAAGACATTGTAGAGTTATTATCAGCAAGAACATCTACACCAAATTGAGCAATAACAGTAGGACCAGTAAATTCTACTTTAGATCCATTGTTGGCATACACACCAGCAGTAAATCTTTGCTTCTCCTGCTCCTCTGGTCCAATTAGCTTAGTTGCATAAGTTTTTGTGCCTCTAACTATTGCTTCAGATCCCCCATCTAGACACATTAAAGATCCATAAGATGGCTTATAATCTAAAGCAAAGTTCTTCTCTCTCTGCATTACAGGATGTATAAACTCAGCCTTCGATCCGTTAGTAAGTTTAACTGAAGGAACTATATTATAATAACTATCAATTGACTTATTATTAATTCCATGAGGCTTATACATTACTAAAGCACCGTAATTAGTATCCATAGAATCCCCATAAACAGGAAGGAATTTAGAATTATTTAACTCTAAATGTTGACCATTTCCTGATAATGCAAATTGATTTGTTACAGTGAGGTCTGAACCTTCAACACTTTGAAAACTTGAATTATATTTAATATCAGAATTATCAGCCCTAATAGCTTGCCTTTGATTTGCTTGGAATCCAAACTCATCTAAAGTTGCATTAGTATCCCAAAGATCCATACCACGAAGATTGTTAAACGAACTTAGCCTACCTTTAAGATCAATAGTAGATCCCTTAGAAACTAATCCATTATGAGTATTATGGTCAACAGTAAGGTAAGTCTTTGTGTATAGCTGATTAGCAGTACCAGTGGTTGCCATGTTAGTTGTTTGTTCTAAACCACCATCAAATACAGAATTTATTAACGATATACCATTAGTATTTCTAGCACACTGGTTCATATCATTAACGGGATATATGCCAGACACAGAATCTCTAATACTAAATTCAAATGCCGAAGTAGAACTCAAAGTTACGTGACTATTAAATGCTTTAATACCGGCAGTGTCATCTTTAAAGTTAGAGTCTTCAAGAGCAAGAGCAGACCAATTACCATCAAGTCTAGCTGAGCCCTTTTGTAAATAATTTCTATAGGCTATAACGCCCCTAGTAAGAGTTACTTCTGAATTATCAAATAAGAATCCATTTCCATTATTTAACACAGAAGCACACCCTTCTAAAACAACATTAGAATTCTTTACAACAACTCCATCTTGTACAGATCTTTTACCGTTTACTAAAAATCCTCTTACATAGACTGGTCCGTTACAATTTGTAATTGTAATAGAATCCAAATAGTTTCCATAAACTCTAGAGTTAGTTGATAAGGTATCCAAAGCTACTTTTTTAATTTCGCTGGCGGCTCCGAAGCCTAGCAAGCTATTATAAGAGCTTGAATCGTATAATAATACTTCTGATGAATTAGCCTCCTCATAAGGAATACAAGACACTTGCTGCTCGCTACCCGCGAGCCTAGGGCCATTACCGTCAACTCCAACGGTCAAACCCCAGTTCCCCGAGTTCTTACCAGGACCAGCGATAAATACGTTAGTATTCCCAGCAAGTCTAGTGTCTGTAGTAGCGGACAATACTGTAGTAGCTATTGAAAGCGCAGAAGCCCCCACCATTTGCTGCTTCAGAGCCCAAGAAGAGGATTCTCTATAACTTTCATTAATAGCAGAAACACCACTAAAGAGGAAATACCTATCAAACTTACCCCCAGAGTAAGCCCGACCCTGGTTGTATGGGTGCCCTAAGCCATCAGTACCAATCTCCTCAAACCCACCAGAACCATTACCAGATAAAACATAACTCAGTCCTCTGTAAGAGTTTCTATTAATAATTTCTATGGATCCTTCGCTACCTATATTAATATTTTTTAGATCCATACTCCCTAGAGATCCAAAATTAGCAACCTCAATCAAAACTGGGAAGTCTACAAATTTAGGTATGGCAGCTATGCAAGAGGATAGAGTATTGAAGACACTTCTATTACATCCCGTAGCGGTGGAGTCTGCGGAAACAACAAGAGCTAATCCAGGAACAGAGGAAGTTGGAAAACCAAGTTTCTCCCAATTAAGGTAAGTTCTTTCCTCTAAATCATAAAGAGGTTCGTTATCTTGCTCCCAATTATAAAAACTAGAAGTATCATGCTTGTCAACAGCATCAGTCCAGCAGTTTAACAGGGATACAGACCCAGAGCCAGTATAAATATCATTTTGATAAATGTCTTCGAATTTTCCCATTAGAAATTAATTGTCCATCTAAAGACTAAAGCAAAATCAGATGCTTTAGTAATATCACTAAATTTTCTATACGCTACCAAGAGAGATCCATCAGAAGATCTCCCTTGTGGATTCTTCATAAATAAACCAATCTCATTCAAAGGCCTATCAACACTACTTCTTTGAATATTATTAGCTGAATCCTCATCCAATACAATCGTATACCTTACAGAGGTATCGTTAACTCTAGTGACATGACTAAAAGGTATCATACCAAATACTTGATTAGATTTATCAGATCCATTAGCTATCTGAGTGGAGGATACCGTGATAAGCCCTCCCGCTGTGCCCGCATACTCTTCTGAAGTAACCAGAGGACCACTTAGCTCGTATACAGAACTAGCCTCAGTAACACCAGCCCCTGAGATTCCAATTTGAAATCTATCAAATTGAAAATCTGTAATATTACTAGAACCAGATAATGAATATAAGATACTCAATCCCACGCCCATGCCAGAGACGATAATGTTGTGATCATCAAACACAATCTCCTCTTGCCCACCATGTTTTGGTATCCTAGCAATTTGGAGATGTCCAGTTATATTACGTTGTTCTACAAAATTAAGGCTCATTAGAAACTAATTCTCCATTGTATTTTACTTTTAAATGTTTTACCGCTACCCGATCCAAAAGGATTTCCGTACGGAGTTGAAAAAGTATTAATCAACCCAGCCTTATCAGAAGCATTATCCTGAGTAAACGTTAGATCCTTTGTGAAGACTTTCTTGGCAAATAGCTTATAAAGTCTGTTATTATTTAGAGCAGTGAAAGAAAAAGGTGGAGTAATACCAGCAGCTAACATAGCTTTTGTATCAATACACCAAAGACCTAATGTATAAATACCACCATACGCATTAGGCAATGCAAAATCTCCACCAGATAAAACAACATTATACCCAATCTGGCCTTTTCCATCTGTTCCTGAGAATCCAGTTACATCTATCGAAGATAACCCCATCTTATGGGATGTCATGTAGAGTCCTTGATTATGTGGGAAGTCTGCTAAACTACCTCCCTCGGATATACTAGTAACCGTCATAGTAAGAATACCGCTAGGATCCATTAGATGATTTTTATTGAAATTGCTTTCAAAAGTAGCTGACATTACAAAATCATTAGAAGTTCCAGTAACGTAGTATAAATGAATACCACCACTAGGAGGGAAACAACCAACGCCTAAGCTGCTTATACCCAAACCATTGGTTGCTGAAAATTCTATAGCATTCATATTATGACCCACATCTGAAATAGTCGCTGATGCTATCGGAGACCTTGTAGACGCTGCCTGGAGTCTTCTATCGTCTGGGTGGGGGAACGTGGGTATGAGAACGCCTTCTACTGCGGTTGGATTAAAGCCACTCACCACATTAACGGTGTTTACAAAGGTAGCCCCAGTGACTGACCATGAGGATGACACGCTAGAGGCGTGGGCATACGAGTCATAGCCGTCATACCCTTTTCCAAAACTAATTCCATGTATGGTATAGTTTGATGTGTCTAAAACAGCAGAAGCCGTAGCAATCCCAGATAAACTAGGGGATACTGTGAGACCGTCTACCAAAACTTCAGCACCGCCAACACATACCATATTGGTGCCTTCAATGCTATTTATTGCATTGTCATCTTCGTCGTATAGAGTTACTAATAGTTCCCCTCTCATTATAAATCTATAATTAACCTCTCATTACTCAATATATTATGATCTGCTGCTGCATCTTCTTCTGTGGTAGCGTAGTTATTAGGCCACTCATAACTTTGTCTGTAATTTATTCTAGAACCTCCATTAGCTTCTAAGAATCCAGCCGTGTCACCAGCGACCCTTCCAGCGGAAGCCCTTCTAAAGGTAGCCCCAGATATCTTGTTGAAATACTTTATAATACTTAGAACCTCTTCCTTAGTAAGTTCAATTCTCTTAATATTACATAAAGGATCTATATCCTTTGGTAATCCTGTAGAATCTCCATACACAGGTATCATAGTTCTTAAATTTTGAGTTACATCAATTAGATTAACATTATCTAGAAGAGCAAATTTGTAAGGACTACGGTAATTACTAAGCATGAACACTTCTATAATGTAATCTTGATCTTCTCTGTGTACTTGTTGATAGTTTTTATAGTAACGCTCTGGAACAGATATTGGTTGATTTCTTGTTGAGAAGCTAACAGAGAAAGTTTTAAAGTCACCCTCTGAGAAACTCATGACAACATTCTTCTCATTCTCTATTCCAATAGAATCTAAACATTGAACATAAGGCTCATTTCCTGGCTCAAAAATTCTATTGCTGGGGTCCATTGTATTAGTGTAGACATGGTTGTCATATAACACTTTAGTATCAATAGAAGTAACATTAAGATATTCCCAATTACCCTTATTATTCAAAGACCACACATGACCATCTTCCTCACCAGTATGGACCCACACACCCATACCAATACCTCCGACTTCCTTGCCATCTGGGGTTCCTCCTGAGTATTTTACATCAAATCTGAAGTCATGGTCCTTTATTAGCAAGTTCTTACTTACGGAAAGGTTAGATTCAATTGGTATATCAGAGCCTTTAGTTGAATACCTAATTCTTGGAAATCCGTTTACAGACGTTAATTTTAATAACGGATTATCTATGGCGAAGTTATGGTGCTCTGTTTTGGCATGAGACTTATCAATATTATAAAATGTGAAACTACTATTAACAGATCCACCAGATGTCTGAACAAGATCAACGCCGCTTATTACTGTGTTATTTCTAAACTCTGCTATAACATCTCTTCCGACAAATTGTGGTGGAACTACTATACTATTTGTTGCAGTAGTGTGGAGTGTAGTCCCATATAAACCAGTAGCTGCTAAATTGAATAACTTCTCTCCGTTATTGAGAGGTAAGGCTGAAACGGTAGACGAAGCAACTATATTTGGAAAATGATTAACAGCACTGCCATATTCATCAAAATTAGAATTATTAAACACAGACCCGAAAGCATGTGCTACTATGTTAGGTCCATGAGAATCTAATATAGACGGTCTAGTGTGGTGTCTATTAAAGTACTTAGTGTAATCCTTGTATAGTTGATGTATACCTCTAGAGAATTTGAAATTAGTATAATCTTGATGGGAGTTAGGGAATGCCCCACTTAGTTCTGTTGAACTATTAGCCCAACTTTGGGAATTATTTTTCCAATCAAAAGTTCCTACATAATCTGCATACAAAGAACTGACGGAAGAAGCGCCAATAAGAGTTTTTCTTTTTTCCTCAATAGAATGAATAGTTGCCACTATAGGATCTAGCTGACCCCTATCCACATACCTATCAGAACTAACTAAATATTGCGTATTCTTAGCATCAGACCCTAAAGCACTAAGACCTCTACACGGGAAGCAACTGCTAACGTAAACACCAGAGAATAGATTACCAATACCCACTGTCTGACAGCTATTGTATACTTCTGGGACGTTATTGTAATCATCAATAGCTAGAAAAGCCCCAGCAGAGGGTATGTATCCTAATGGCAAAAACCCTAACGAAGACAGAGGATTCAATGAATATTCAACCGTCGATGCCTGCCAGGATATTGGACCATTAAATCCAGTTCTATCGTAGAACCCGTCTCTAGGAAGTATATTCTTTAAATCTCTTCTTCTAAATGCATTTCTAGGGTAAGATAATCCAACACTGTTGTGAGATGATACATCAGATAAGTGATTTGCATCACCCCTCCCAAACACAGTACCAGAAGGCATATTCATTCCATAAATAGCTCTATTATTGAATAAAGAACTTACACATCCACTGGTAGTTGTGAAGCTATCCTGTTTGCCTAAATCAAGATAATTTAATCTAGAAGAACTTGTAGTATAGTCATCATTAGCACTAGCCTGTAATCTAATATCTCCAATGGCATGTGCTGGTGCAAAGTCGTTGGCGGCTCTACCTATAATTCCAATTGAACCCTTAGAATCCGATCTGACTGTATTTTTAGCAAAGTTGAAAGAATCAGATTCTAATATAAGCTTATAGTGAGAAGACTTACCACTCCAAAGGCTTAAAAATTCTGCCCTATTTGTTGATATGTCATTTAGTGTTTGTGTCCAGTTACTAGGGTAGCTTACCCCAGAGGTAAACATCAACCATGAATTGCCCTCACGAATATCATCGTAAGCACGCATGGTATTATCTCTAATATAGTTTACAATCTCTAATGCAAATTCTTGCCTAACACCAAAGCAAGCTAATTGATCTTCTAGTTTTTTTAGAAATTTCTCAGTTACTTGACAATTAGAATAGTATGGTATTTCTTCCCAAGGAGGTAAGTAAGTAGTTCTACCTCTATAATTAAATCTAAACCACTCCTCATCAGTAGGGAATTCTTTATTTCCCATTATAAAAACATCAGGAAAGTATTTGTGTAAAACATACAAAATCCTATCCACTGATAGCCTTATATTTTCATCCATACTACTGAATGAGTATTCTTCAACTCCCATAGAGAATGCTTTCTCAGGAGTCCAGGTAGAGAAATCACTAAATGAAGAAGAATCTGTAGCTAAAGAATAATAAATTAAATGTGGAATATATGATTCCCACAATTCATGAATGTTACTAGAGACATCAAATTCTTCTCTAGAAAATATGGTGTTGATAGCAATTTGTATAGATTGCTTAGTACCTGCACGCTTATAGATATCTACAGCATTAAATAGTTGTACTCTCCAGCTATTAGGCTCATGACCATAAAGTCTCCATCCAATTAGCTCAGCTACCTCTGGCAGAAGTTCATCTGGGCACTGCTCTAAATCGTAAAGAACACTAAGCTTTTCAACATCTTCCTCCACATCCATCATGGCGTAGGAGAAAGCTCTCAATAAATTATAAAATGGACCTTGAGATGTGGTATCATCTAACACAGTGCCCAAAGTCAGATAGTTATAAATTGCATCCTGAACCGTAGTATCCCCTTGATCTATGATGGCTGGGGAGTATACTACATCAATCATGGTCTTTAGCTTGTCGAGTTGCTGCGTGCCACTAGTATATTGACTACTTGGAGTTAGGTACCCAGATGGGAGGTAGTCATCTGGGATGATTCCCATACTTCGCCAACTAGATTGATTCTCATAGTTATGGAAGATATACTCAGAAAATGCTTTTAGACAATCGTTAAGATTTATCCTCTTCCCAATGAATGTATTAGCTACCAATAAATCTTTTACCGAGCTAGATGGAGCATACGTACACCCAGCAGTTCCAGTAGTGTTTAGGAAATAAAGCCACGAAAGGTTAGATATGAGATATTCGTGTCTAGCTGAAGCGTCAGTACCGAAAGCCGTTTCTGTTGGAGAGTTTAGCTGTATAGTGGGGAGAAATGTTTCAAGATAACTAGAAAACTCAGAACTAGTCTGAAAATTAGATAAAGACCTCCCAAGAACAGACAGTATATCGTTCTCAAAATCTAAAGTATCAACTCTAGTTAATCCATTTTGTTTTACAAAATACTGAGACATGCCAGAAGCATTGTCCATTGCTGAAAATTGATTATAACTAGAGAGGGAACTTACTGATAATATATTAGAGATATTACCAAGAGTATACAGATGAGAGTTTATTATCTGAGATACTGGATTGGTGCCTGTACCACTAATAGTAATATCTTCATCAATATAAATATTAGGAGTAATATCCTCTAATGCTTTGACGAAATTTACCTTAGTATAATTTCTCTGTTTTTGTGAAAACTTATCAAACATTTTAAACTAAATTTAAAGTAATAGTTAAGTTGTTTAGCTGGATGATTTCATTGAAATCAACAGTTACATCATTGCTGAGATTGTCTATCGTAGAAAATCTAACGTCATCGAGTTCAAATATTTTTCTATTCAAATCTTGAAGAACTAATGTTTTACCAAAATCATTATTATCTACTAAGAAAAAAGTTTGTATGGCATCCCTAACTTGAGCTTTTATAACTTCCGCTCTACCCTTAAGTTCTTTATCAATATTTACAGAAACAATCAAATCAAGAGTTCGTATTAGGCCATCTAGGATAACAAACTCACTAGTTAGCATTTTCTTTAAATTCATCTGCTCTAACAGATCTAATTTAAATTGTGGAGTTCCTCTTCTTAATTGAAAATCATTAGCCTTCTCCAACAGAAACACATCAATGATATTACCAGAGCTATAGGCTCTTCTCACAGACGCAGTAACCTTACCAACATTTCCAAAATTTCCTACGTATGAATTTCCAAAAGACTTTATATCCTCTAAGGTTACAAGCCTGTCCTGTCTTCTGAATGTTAGTGGAGCATACCTCTTAGCATGAGCAACTGACTCAGCATCTGCACCTCCAGTACCGACTGAAGTGTTTTCCAGAATTCCAACACCTGCAAAATCGGTATTTATGAGACTCTGCTTTACATTGCCTCTAGACCCACCCCCAACTCTATAAACAACAGAATAGGAATCACCATCTCTAGGAGATTGTCCAATTTTATTGTCACCAAAAACAACAGTGCCTGTAAAATCATCATCTGAAACCATTTGATAAACCTTATCTGTGGCTCCAGAAGCAAAGAAAACATTATCTACCTGAGTATAGGAACCACTGGTAGTAGAGTCACCATTTATTATAACCTCAACACTGCCTTCAATAATTGGAGATTGGGATAAGGGAATTGTCTTTACAGACTCAGTAGAGTCGAATGTTCCTGTTTCCCTAACGAACGCTCCTTCCTGAACAGCTAAGTTAGTAAAAATTTCTCCATCAGAACTATCAGCTTCTGATGGAGACAAAGTAAACCCACCAGAGTTATTGGAAGGATCTACTCTACCATTCACAGTTTTATATAAAGTAAAAGTTAAATTCCCCCCATCCTCTGGGGATGTTATGTTAAATACTCTATTACTAGGGGTTACAGAGTAATCTGATGATATTGGTGTGCTGAAAGTTATTTTAGCATCAGCAGCCGAAGAGATAGGCCCCTTCATACGTACTCCAACTAGCTGTAATAAGTTCTTAACAGATCTCCTACTACTAGCCAAACGCAAGTAGTTCTCATGTGCATTATAATCAGCTTGAAAAGTATTAACTGATCCGACATAAGCGAACAACTCCAGTAGCATAACACCTAAATCTGATTCAGTGAAATTATGAAAGTCTAAAGGGTATACCGCTTTAATATACTTCATTAAAGATTCTTTAATAGAAATATAATCTTGTGATGTATAGTTTATTACAGATGATTTTTTACTATCCTCTACTCTAGCTAACTTTAGAAAATCTGACTGAACATTTCCTGAAAAAATCATTACCCAATCCTCACTGGAACATTAATTTGAGAGTCTACTGTGTCTTTAACTCTAACGGTAACGATTGCTGCTATAGCCTGTAATCCTTCTAAAGTATAGTCATTAAGATGGTAGACCCTAACATTTGTCACCTCCACACGACCCTCCCATTTAGAAACCGCATCCCGCACTTCCCTCTCGATGTTTCCAACAGTTATCTCATCCAGAGGTTCAAATAAAAATCTTTGTAAAGAAACACCGTAGGTAGGCATTTTTACCCTCTCACCTTTGCCAGTTCCAAGTAACTGTCTTAAATTATTCAAAATTAGCTTTCTGCCTGAAGACCTGGGAAAATAGCCACCACCAGTACTTTCTCCCATTGGGTGATTAAAGCCGTAAGACTTGGAGGTTTTACCCTCTACTGATCTTTTAGCAGGAATATCTATATCATTTCCGTAAACAGTAATTGTTTCATTAATAGCCATTATAATGTATCTAGGTAAGTATTACACAAAGCATCTCCTAGAACTATACAAGAAGATGCATCTAAATCTCTAGAATTAGATTGAAGAGTTAGAGAACTTAAGTCATAATTAGTTAGCATACCAACGGTACCAGTTACAGCTAACTGGGCAGATCGGACAGTCGATTTAGCAGCCCCCGTAGTATCATCATGAATTACTGTCTGTATAAATGGTATTGCTGATGTGTTAACCCAATCTAAAGATGATAAATCACTTCTTAGACCATCGGCAAAATCTTTAATATTAGTCTGGTAATCGGACGCAGCGGCAGCCACAGCAGCATCAGATTCACCATTAACATAGAAAATACCACAAACTTCGAATACCTCATTTCCTCTAGCTTTCACGAAAGGTTGTGCCTCGCTAGACACTGATAAACCTTTAATAGTAGTAGTTGCAGAGGACAAAATAAGATTGAACAAATTTCTATCAGCAGACGTTTGTACACTAGTAGTTGACCAATCAGCCCTAGTAACTCCACCATAATTTGCTGAGGACTCTAAGAACGACCCGCTGGGTGCCATTTTAGCTATATAAATATTCTCATTTGGATAAGCTAAAGATAAAGAACTAGCTAAGGATAGTTCTGGGCCAAATGTAGTTTGTGATCCCCAAGCAGAATCATACCCAACGCTATTATGCCCTGCCTCTAAATTATCCCAAACCCTTTCTGGTGTAGATCTTAAATTCCAGACATAAACATTGTCGAATTTCTGAGACGATAGACTACCACTAGCAGATGGTATATCGGAAAGAAGTGCTTGCCCCTTGGCATTTTCTCCACCCAACAAGAAGAATAGTTTACCCTTAAGAGTATTAATTGTTCTTACATTCTTAAAGAATGATTTTTGAGCATTATAGTTCTGAGATACGCCCGATTCGGTAAGGGGTTTTTCATAGAATTTCATACCCCCCAAATGTCCTCGTAAACCACTTCTCACTCCACCATAGTCCCCACCTAGGAAGTTACCACCAGAGAAGTTACCATCAGTATACCCACCTCCAATAATCCAGGGAGTGAAATAGGTGTTGAGCAGAGGACCCCCACTAAGGTAAGAATCAGCACTAGCTCCCACAGAAACACCTGAGTATTCAAAACTATTATACTTTCGGAATGATGGAAGCTTTGGAGGATGTTTACTAGGTGTTGCAAATACATCAGTTAGCGTAGAAGTACCCATTAAATTGGAATCAAGATATACCCTAACTTCATCCTTTTCTGGATCTACTGTTAAGCAAATGTTGACATACTCCTTAGCAGCATTCCTAAATTTAACCCCATTAGGGCCAGCCGACGCAGCATTCATAGACCATTTGTGCCATCCAACAGTAGACACGCAATCCTCCCCCACACTAGAACTTATAAAACCAGCACTTGAAGAATCCCTAGATTGAGTGGGAGCTACGTAAAAACTTACGTCGGAACTTGTGTTCACCGTAAAGTTATTACTAGGATCAGTATTAGACACCATTCTATTGTCTCTAGTAAAGCCCATCACAAAACCTCTAACAACAGACTCACCGAAATCTGGATTAAGTCTTAGGATATTACTTTGAGAGGTAGCTCCACTGACTAGACCAACATTATCACACGCTAAAACCAATCTATGCTGGGATGATACACCATTATCAGCCCATCCCTTTTCAGGATCCAGAAGAGATGGTATGTGAGTCCAGAAATCAATACTAAATCCAGATCTGTTATACATCAAATCCCTAAAATCTCTAGAATCAGGTAGTCTAGCGTAGCTACCAAGTGCCGATGGTTGAGTGCTTACTAAGGTAGAAGGTTGGTGTTCTGTAATTCCTTCAAAGTAAGGCACACCTAATCCTTTTGTAAATACAGAAGAGGCATCTTTTGCAACTAGTTGGCAATTGTTCTTACTATAAACATCAGCAGAATTATTAACAACAAATTCTGTAGATGACGGAGCAACAACCTCAGTGTCTAAGAAGTTATATAAAGCTATAAGACCATCATCTACAACTGTATCCGTTATAGAGTAAGCAATTCCCTCGGTGCCAGATACGTTAGAAGTATCATAAATAATCTCACCTAAACCAACTTCTGGCACAAGGATCTCTGGAAAGCTGGTATGCTCCGTGTTTTCTGGGGCGACTACAAACTCGGGTTCAATAGGTAACACTACACCCGAAACATCATCCTGATCTAACACTAGTTTTCTCTGAGTAGATAGTGCTACAGTTATCTTAAGATCTTTGAGGTAAGAGAAATCGTTAATGGGGATGTTACCTCTTCCAAATTTAGGACCATCACCAAAGATAGAAGGAGCCTTTACAGCAACCTCAATCTGTTTCTTTCTCCTATTTAATTTATCGTCCATTAAGGCAGCTTCGGAAATAAGAGATTGTCTAGTGTTATCAATAATAGCTTCCCCCGCCTTGGACTTTGATAGTTCACTTAGTTGCTGTTCTATATCTGAAATTCTCTTGTCTCTTTGTTCTGTAAGAACTCTTAGAAAATTATCTTGATAATAGTAGTCATTCATAAAGGGAGAATTATCAACTATAGTAGAATCAAAAATAGTATTTGAATACTGTTTAAGATCTTTGGATGTAATAGAAACACCTTTACCACCCAAGTTAGGATCGTGTTCAAATCTCCATCTATCTTCATTATTTACTAATTTATTTTTTTCCTTTACTTCACCTAACGCTAAACTTAAACCAGTTGACTGGGAATCATAGTATAGCCCATCTTTGGATAATAAAAATCTACCTTGAGTGGATTCTGGGGGTCCGAACACTAATCTAAATACTGGACCTTTAAGCTCCTCTAGTGCATCTCCATCACTAGGCTCCAAGGATGGATCTATAGCTCTGGTTAGGAGGACCCCATCTATTCTTTCTAGGAGATCGTTAGCATCGTCTATAAATGATTCAAATACATTAATCTTGTCTAGAGCACTTTTCCATTTTTTGCTACTTATGAGGCTTATATCCGTGTCAATTCTATGCTGACCATAAAATAGCCCCCCTCCCCCTCCTGCATCGATCATATCTTTAAATTGATCAATACACTCTTTAATTTTCTCAATCTCTTCATACGTAGCCACTACATTAGCATAAAGCTCTCCAGCATAGTTCAAGTATCCATCAGCCTTAGCAAGCCAACCACCAATACCATCTAAGCCCGCCTGATTAGCCCAATGAAAATTATTCAATGCGTCTACTGTCCAGGGCTCATCTCCTGAACCATCTTCATTCTTCAGGAAACCCATTTCGAATAATATCTTATTTTTCCAAGCTTTTACTTTATTTTCAGCAGCTTGACGAGCTTTTTTAACCTCATCGGAAACAGAGGTCAGAGCATTAGCAGTTAGAAAAGATAATGCCTTAGCACCTAAGTCCATCATGCACCCAGGAACACCAAAGGATGATCCTATGTTTTGTAATAGCTGCCCCCCGCCCTGGCCTTGTAGTTCGGCAAATCTTTTTAAATCAAATGGTAGTGTCATGATTAAATTCCTGGATCGGGTATGTAAGGATCTCCATTAGCATCGGGTTCTATGATAGACGGTGTAGCGGGTAGCGCGGGAGTCGTAGGAAGAGGCTTAACCAATAAGGCCCCACTCTTTGGAATGGGAGTCCACATACCTTCCGCTGCTGCGTTATTTAATGCTATAATTTCAGAATGAATTTGTGCCATAAGAGTGCCTTCTAGGTTTAGATTCTTCCCAGCCTTTATATTTACATCACCAAGCACAGCATGAAGGTTTATATTACCCGTAGCTGATTGCATATCAATATCACCCTCACTAGCTATACTTATTTTTTTAGCTGAATGGATGATAACTTCTCCCTCAGTACACTCTAATTGAAGTCCTTTACCTGCATGAATCATAACCCTTCCAGGCTTCACTACTCTATTTTCAACAAAATCGAAGAAGGCTTTATTAGTAATATTAATATCTCTATATTTGCTTGCTATATTAATACAACCAGAATTAAGAAAAAAAGGAGCTAAGTAATTAGTTCCATTTGAATCATTCTCTATGTTCAACTCACCCCCATTACTAACCACTATATCTATAGATCCCTTGGCAGATTGATAAAGTTGATCAGATTTAGACTGTAACATAATACCTCTGGTAGGGTAATCAGACGATTCCATGCCTCCCACGGTTAGACCATCTCCACCCTCATTCTTAAGAAGTATAGCACCAACCTCTGGTCCATCATGCATCATTAAGGATTTACCTAATTTGGTTTTCAAATTAACATGCATATTGTTTTTATTCTTATCCCACTCATCCGACATTGTGAGACTGTGACCTTTTGGTGTTTTTACAACTAGTTTCTCAGGGGTAAAATTATCTGAATAAGATGCTTCCTCTGGAAGAACTTTATCACCACTTATAGGCACTGGGTCTCCAGCATCTAGGTTACTAGTAGACTTTTTATCAACTATGGATCCAGCGTAGTAATAACTATCAGAATTTTCTATCCCCATAATTAAAATTTCAGCACCATGTCCAGGTACAGCAATTAACCCCCCTTGACTGTTTGTATAATAAGGAGATACATAAACAACATCAACAGGGTTATTTGCCCACCCCTCTACTTCGACAGAAAGAGTTCCTTTTTTATTAACATCAAAATTACTCTTGACTGTAGCTTTCCATACTTTAGTATTTGTTCTTTGCGATTCCATTTTTTATTCTCAAATTACGCAGATGAAGGCAATCTAGTTAGATTAAACTTAGAAGAAACTTCAGATGCTGATATAATATGTTCATAACCAAATATAATATAAACCCCGTCATGCACTTGATCTCTTCTGAACTTAACTTCTTTCTTCAATACTCCATGAATATCAAAATCGTTACTAAGTAAGAGACATGATTTAAATTTAGAATGCGATCCAGCCAAATGAAACATCGGGGTAGTTTCTATAGTAACTTCATAGGCCATTGTAGCAAGTTTTTCAAGAACATGCATTTGGATAGATATTGGATTTGCAGTATTATTAGAAGGTAGTGTCATGGTTGAAGCAACCTTATTCATAGACATGAACATTGCTGTAAATACAAATAACGGATAATTTTTAGATTCTTGACCAAATTTAGTTTTAAACCTTTTCTGAAGTTCTTTGTCTTTCATAAGGTATTCCGCAACATCATGTTCATTTGCTTGTATAAGGCATTCAATTACAGCCGTAGCATCCCCTATCAAGTCTCCGTAAAGTTCTTTAACTTTATCCTCATCCTTAGCTAAAGCTGCTGCGAGTCTGGGGACCGTTGACGCTTTGTATCCAGAAGATAATGATGCCCAATAAAACTTGTGAAGGTTTAAATCAATACTTTTGATGTTATCACTAACTGATGCAGTATTAGACCTAAAGATAGGGAATCCGTAAGTATCAGCCAAATCTAAAATTGCATTAGTAATATTTCTCTCTTTTAAAGTTCTTGGGTCTGCCTGTTCTCTTAAATGATTCTTATTAAAATCTATCATAGATTTTTTAATTACATCATACTTTTCTTTATCTGATGCTCTTATTATATTCTTGGGAAATCCAGGTGTATCACCTGCTTTAAGTTTATCTAATTTTTCCTTTAAGCTATTAATTATTGTTTTGTCAGCACCCCTACTTTCGGCTTCATGCAATAAGAAATCAATAGCAGCTTTTTTCTGTGCGTGCGTTAGATCAGATAAAGTTACTTCCTCATATGGTTCGTCCTTCATTTCATACTTTGATACCGCGACTCCCTGACCCCCTGCTGTCCCAGCACTGATCCATTCTTCACCAACCTTTGTTTTTACTGATCTAGTTTTAGTTTGCACAAATGAATTGAGAACTTCATCCCCAATAGCACCATCTTCCTTGTACTTATTAGAGAAATACAAGTATTGATCGATAAGTCTTCTATCCCCGTAAACTACAATAGGGTCCACGCCATTTCCAATTGCAAGCTCCTCATGCCATATTTTTAGAATCTTCATATTATTTTGAACATGAAGATCCCATCTAGGATGATAGTCTGTAGCATTGTATGGTGATTCAAATGTACGTAGTACCTTTCTATACGCTTCGTTTAATGTATCAGAATTAACAGTAGTATTAATTCTAGGAAACCAGCTAGTATCAATAGTTTCAGATACTTTATCTGCTATAACGTAAGCATTACTTAGAAATTTATCAGAAGCCTTATCATTAAGATAAATACCAAATCTGTTAAGAAAAGCATTATACTTTTCTTTATTCTTAAGATAGCCTACAGCACCATCAGAAAGTCCCATATCCCTTACTTTTAGTTCATCACTTGGTTTCCATTCTACTTTAGTCGTACTTTCTATTATTTTTAAATGATTAGAAAATACAACATCAGCATCAGGGAGGAATACTAAAGCTTTCAAATTAGTAACCGTTTCTAAGTAATTTGTCATAATATCAACAAATAATTCATGATACCCATACTGGCCTGTGATTTTAAAATATTCTACTAATTGTTTATCAGTTTTAGCTGTAATATTTCTAGTGACCCCCTTAACATTAAGGGGAGGGTTTTCTATTTTGTTATCCTCCATGAGTTGTTCAATTGTTAATGAATCAAACGATGGAATAAACTTTAACGTTATTTCTCTAGACCCTTTTGCCACAGACATGGTAGCATCTATAAGTTTACCAGATTGAACAGTCCACTTACTAGTATCAACACCATCCCCATAAGCAATGTAAACATTTTCCGTAAGTGGAGCATCTGCCCCTATTAAATCATCTATAGCTTTATCTTTAGGTCCTTTGGGTGGTCGGTGTTGAGTCCACGTTGAAGACTCTATAGCCTCTCCAGTTTTAATAAGATCCATAGGGGGAACGAGATTCTTGAGAGCAAGATCCCTTGAATTGGCTATATCGCCAATTTTATCAATTATTATCTCATCAGCGGTCTTCTTCTTTTTCTTATAAGGAACAGGTGGCTGTATGTCTGGGACCGACATCACGCTTTTTAATGTATCAGAAAGATCTTTCTGCAAGAGAGCATTTTCAAAATCCTTACCTGGATCAACGAATTCAAGAGTAATAAGAGGAGAGCCAGTATAAAGAAAAGAATCCGTAAGTCGTATTAAACCAGAATCAACTCCTGGAGCGAATAGAAAGGTAGACTTACTATCCCCAATAAGTTCTGATATGGACTTTTTTTTTGGACTCAGGGAAGAATCTGGATTTAAGAAGATAGTATCAATATCTTTCTTACTTGTACTCACTAGTACATTTGCTGTATAAAACGGTAAATCCATTACAATAAGGGTAGTCTAATTTTATCACCAACATTAAGACCTTGGAATGGATTGCTTATATTATTACAAAGCAAGACTAACCAATCTAAGTCTACTGTATCATAGAAAGCATCAGCTATTAAATCTGGTCTATGTTTAACTTCTGGGGTTACCATAACCTCTTCATACTCAAAAGCATTATCCAAATCCTCTACGAAGTTTTGATATTCTATATTTGCTAAAGCAGTAGCTAAGGTTTTTCCCTTATGTCGAATAAGATTTTTGCCTACTGATAAGTGGTTAGTGTATTTCATACAAAGTTACCCCTGTCCCAGGAGCCCTGCCATCCTGGTTTTGAATGGTCGAACCGATGAAACGACTCGTCCCAGGTTGAATTTAGTAGTGACTGACCGTGAGAGTCCTTATTTTCTGGTTGTTTATTCGTATGTCTAGCAAGGGATGGAACTGTATCATTATTAGGATCTAAGTTTCCATACTCAAAGAGGTCTTGCCATCCAGTAAGAGCATCAGCAGTTGCACTATCTCTTCCTGGCTTGTAGCCACTGCCAAACTTAACTTCCGCTAAATCCATAGTTACTTGAATTCTTCTGCTGAGAAGAGAACTATCGTAGCCAGCATTTTCATCAAAACTAATATCATATTTCTGACATATGAATTTAGCGTCTTTATACAGTGGACCATGTTTTAACATAATAACAGGAGGACCTAATCTAGGATCTTTTCCATTATTCAAAGTAGAAGTTCTAATAACATTTACCCACCACGCTGTTATGGCAGTAGCATGTTTTTCTTTATTTCTTATATAAGCAGGTTTATCGAAATTATCAACCATCACGGATTCCACCTCGGACGTATGCCCATCCATCTGTGGATCCCACGGAGCGATGTCAGGCGATGACTCAACCTTGTCCTGACCTATCTTCAAAGAATTCTTCATACTCTTTCTAATAGCCGCTTTAGCAGCCTGAGAATCTTCACCGTGAACATACCTCGCTGCTGGGTGTGGGTTAGATTCTTTTATATGAGGAAGAGTCATAGTAAAGCTCAAATTGATAACCCTAGACTGAGCGCCCGTGAAAGTGAACAATTGTCCATTTCTTCCTAAGAGATCATGTTTACTCCACCTAGGAGTTTGGCTTTCTGTTATAGAAATGTTTTCAAAGAAGGGTAAAGTTATGATAGTTCCAGTCCCAATCTCCCCAGTCCTGTCATCCCCTGCCTTGGGATACATAAATCTAAGTAAAGATCTATCTGATAAATGTCTATCTTGGATAGGTTCAACCCGTCCTCCTAAAAATAAGTCTAACGCACTTTTTACTTTAACCATTATCTTCCTACTCCTCTATTAGTCCCTCTATGACCAAGCCTAACCAAATCTAAATTAAGGTCAATTAGAGTCTGTATTAGAGAGTTTGTTCTCTTTGTATCGCTATTTCTAAATCTATCAGAGAATCCAGCCATCATCACTGATTGAAGGTCTCCTAGGTTATCCCTAGTTCTAGCTTCTCTAGCTTCTTCAATATGTACAAGTTTAGCTGTGTTTTTTGCAGTAGATGCTGCATCTTTTGCTAACGGTTCGTCCGCTCCCCAGATACCCAAAGCCGAAGTTATACCACCGAGGATTCCCCCAGCTATTGCTCCAGGAAGACCCCCAACTGCAAACCCCATACCAGCGCCAGCCGCCACACCAAGCAAACCCTCAAGCTTAGAAAGTGTAGTTACAATTAAGGAGCCAAATTGGACTAACCAAAGTGCCGCGTGTGTTAAACCTTTAGCAAGGTTAGAAACTGCATCAATAAAGTCCTTATCTTCCAGTACGCCAGATAATGTATCTATTATCTTTAAAGCAAGAGGTATGAGTTTATCTTGCACCGCACCTATGAATTTCTCCCAAGCCTGACCTAGAGTTTGGCTTGCTAAAATTCTTTTAGCAGTTAAAGACATCTCAGATTTGTTTGTCTCTCCTAT